ACTCCCGTAACAATAACTTCAAACACGTCTGCTAGTTCTTACTATTCGCTAGACGCACGCAATGGTATTTTGCGCTTCAATCAAACTCCTCCTTCTGGCGCAAGTATCTTGGTTGAAGGCTACTACTACGAATGGGTTTTGCCATCAGACCTTGAATTTTACGCAAACCATGCTATTGAGCAACACGTTTACAATCTAGATTTGCCGCTTGAAAGAATGTCTGGAATTGTTATTGACACCATTGGCATGAGCTGCGTTGTGGAAGCTCTATGGGGATTGCTTACCGAATACAGCCGAGATATTGATGTTACAACTTCAGAGTCAGTTCATATTCCGGCAAGCCAGAGGTTTAGGATGGTTCAAAGCTTACTTGATTACTGGTCAAAGGCTTACGAAAAACAAGCTAAAGCGCTAAACATTGGTCTTGAACGAATTGAAATAATGAACCTTCGCCGTGTTTCTAGAGGAACAAACAGGTATGTGCCAATTTACAAGTCTAAAGAACTTGGAGAATATGGTCCGATTGAACGACTGTTTCCAGAAATTGGAGACGGTGTTATCAACATTGAAGAACCTGAAGACAAACAGATTAGCGATGTTTTTGTCACGATTGAACCTGGGGTAACTACCAACTCGTCTGCTATCTACGGAATATAAAGCATGGATGGTCGCAGAGAACTTGCCCATATTCGCAAGAATTACCGTCAGTATCACCGACAAGTTGGGGAAACTATAGCGTGGTTTAGTTTCATCCCTTTCTCGCCTACAGGCAGTGAATACGATGATGTGTACGATGAAGGACCGTACGGGTCGGATGGTAAGAAGTACAAAGACAAAGTCATTGTCCCAGTATTGATGGTTACTGAAACCGAAGATACGAAACGAGCTATCCCAGAAGGTAGGCAACCAGTACAGGTGGTAAACGTTGTTTTGTCTATTGCCGACATGCGAGATGCTGGTATTGAAGAACCTTATGAATACCAAAGACACTTAAACGACATGTTTATGTATGACGCTAGGTACTATAGCGTTACCATGTACCGCGTGCGTGGTCGTGTGAAAGATGATGTTTTGGTTGTTGTTGAAGGAATTGAAGTTTACGTAGATGATGAAATGCCAAACGATCCAGGTCCTGCAGCGATGTCTGTTACTGACCTTCCTTGGCCTTCTACGTTGCCATCCCTTACCTGATAAACTGTAATTGCTTAACGAGCGTTAAGCAATACAACGCCTAGGGTTAAAGGAGTGCCAATGACTGGCAAATCTACGAACGCATCCTCTAACCCTATTGTCACAGGTTGTCCTGCCCCAATTACCTATCTTGCAGACCTTTTTCTTAATCTTGAGGATCATTTAACTAACATCATTGGCGATGCGGTATTGGAAGAAGAGAAGAGAATTAGGAAATCTTTGCCACAAAAGGAAGCAGAGTGGAACTCTATTTCTAAAGATTTTAGTATTAACTGGGACCCTAAAGACCTATCTTTTTCTTATGACGTAGTGGGCGCCTCTAATGCAAAAGCAGCCAGTTTGGAGTATGGTCCTCCGGCAAAGTCATTGTTAAGGCATGAAATTCTTAATGTTAATAAAACTCTTGGTAAGCAAATAGACACTAAAATTAAAAAGTTTTTAGGTGATAAATCATGAAAACTGGGTTTCTCTTAGCTGAAGACGAAGCTATAAAACTACGTTTTTCTAACTGCACGGTATCTGATGACCGCAATAATTCTAGAGAAGTAGATGTATTTTTTAGATATCCAGAGGCTGAAACTGAACGCAATTACCCATTTATCACAATTGAACTTATTGATATCCTACATGCAACAGATAGACAACATTCTGATGTTTTACTTTATTCTGGAAATGCTGGTGGGTGGTCAGATAACCCAGCATACTTTGACTACTGGCCTAGTGTTAGCGCCAGCGTTACTGGTGGGTCAACTACACTATACAAACGAACAGATGAGTTTATCCCAGTAGACCTCTTGTATCAGGTATCTACTTATTGCAGAACAGCTTTACATGACCGCCAATTAACTGCCCGATTACTACAACGGGTAGTTCCTTTTAGGTATAATTCTATTAGTATCCAGGCAGATGGCACAACCAGAAGGCTTGACCTTTTGGACTGGACAAACGCAGACCTTTTGGATCAAGAATCTGGCTTTAGAAAACGCATATTTCGTAAAGTCTATACTTTAAAAATGTCAGCAGAAATCACAGGCGACACATACTCCGCCATTGCTACTGCTAAACCAGTGTCTACAATTAATAGTACAATTGAACATCAACTATCAGTTTTTAATGAGTAATATCTTGTCCATATCAAAATCAAATAGGAGTTATCATGGCATATGAGCGCCCAGGAGTATACGTTTCGGAAACGGCGTTTACTACCAACATTCAAGCAAACACAGGAGTTACGGCTGCAGCTTTTGTAGGCACAGCTGACCGAGGACCAACTACGCCAGTGCTAGTAACAAGCTGGGCGCAATACACTAGTTTGTTTGGGGCCTTGGACAATGCTTACGACCTTGGTTATGCTGTTTATCATTTTTTTGCAAACGGTGGTCAAGCAGCTTACGTTACACGTGTTGCCGATGGTTCTGCTGTAAAAGCTACTAGCACTATTCAAGGAACACCTGCAGTAGGTCCTGCTGCAGACATTTGGACACTTGAAGCTAAGTCGGTTGGCGTTTGGGGAAATAGCTTAACTGTTGACTATACTTTTGATGACACCACATTAACCACACCTACAACAACTCCAAAGTTTACAAAAAATACGCTGTTTACAGTTACTGTAAAACTTGGTGGTGTACAAGTAGAAGAATGGTCTGGACTGTCAGTTGACCCTGAGCAAAACAGGTACATTACAACAGTTCTTGATCTCTATTCATCATATGTAACAACAGCAAGCGTTGCTACTGTTGCAGTAGGCTCGGAACTTACAATTACTGGATTGACATCGTCTTCGTATGTAGTTAACAAAACTTTTGCAAACGGTAGCGATGGCGTTGGTTCAATTGACTCATCTGATTGGGCATCAGCTCTAAATGCATATGATGCAAACCAACAATCACTAATCTTTAACTTAGTTGGTCAAACTTCATCTACAATTGTTAACAACGCAATCACTAAGATGATTTCTAGGGGCAATTCGTTCCTGGTCGTAGACACCCCGTTAACGGCAACCACTAAAGCATTGCTTTCATCAGCTGTTGCTGGATACACACAATCAAGCTATGCAGCTGTTTATGGTCCTGCTCTTAAAATGTACGACCCAACAAAATCTGGTGCTGCAGCAATCCGCAACACTTTTTGTGGTGGTGCCATAGTTGGTGCAATGGTTCGTTCTGAAGTTGCACGAGGCGTTGCTAAAGCTCCGGCTGGTTACGGCTTGGATTTGCGCAACGTATTTGGTCTTGTAGCCACACTTACCGAAGCAGAACAAGGGCAACTATATAAGACAGAACAATTGAACTTGTTTAGCATTGTTCCTGGAGTTGGCGTAATTATTAATGGCTCCCGTACACAAGCACGAAACACAACAGATAAGTTCATCACTGTTCGTCGTTCACTCAACTTCCTAAAACAAACGTTAAAGGAAGCAACAGCATATGCTTTGTTTGAACCAAACGACGAGCGTTTGTGGTCAGACCTTAGCGTTAAGGTTTCGGCTATTCTTACTAACTTCTGGGGCACTGGAGGTTTGAAAGGACGAACTACTGGTGAGGCTTTCTATGTTGTATGTAACTCAACAAACAACACGAACCTTACGGTAGAAGACGGACAAGTAAATATTGAAGTTGGAGTTGCTTTGCAAACTCCTGCTGAATTCATTGTAATCAACATCAGTCAATTTACTGGTGGATCAACCGCAACATCTATCTAGGAGATACCATGGCAAAAACACAACGCACAGACCCTCTTCGTAACTTTAAGTTTACGGTTAGGTTTACCCCAGTTGATTCCCAAAACTCCGCACTAACAACTTTGCTTAGTGGTATTGGCGATTTGGGTTTTGCTCAAATGGGCGGTCTGTCAGTTCAAAACGAATTGATCGCATACCGTGAAGGTGGAATGAACACTCACCCGCACAAAATGATTGGTCAATCAGACTTCCCACCAATTTCGTTTGCACGAGGAGCTTTTGCTGAACAATCGCAACTGTACGATTGGCAGAAGTTCATGCATTCATGGATTGGTGGAGGCACAAGCGGCTTTGCTGGTGGTGCTGCAGGAGACTCAACTAACTACCGTTGCAACATCATTGTTAAGGTTTTTGACCACCCGTACACCGCAGGTGATGCAAAATATGCGTACGATAGTTCAGACCAAAACAGCGTACTTAAACCAGGCAACGTTAAACTAGCTTTTAAGTTGTTTAATTGCTGGCCAGGTGCTTACGGTCTAAGCGATCTTAACGCTGGTGATAACGGTATTATGATTCAGCAGTTGAACATTCACCATGAAGGTTTTGTAGTAGCTTGGAAACCTGAGGACATCGTAGCAATTGAAACAGCAAATTAAATAAAAACATAGGAGTATAAAATGGGTACACAACAAGATGCATTGGCTGTCGCGGCGGCTATAGCCGACCCAATTCCACGAATAGTAGCAACACCAAATACCACTTTAGAATTAGTTTGTGGCATTTTTAATGAAGCTACTAAGGAGTGGGAGACTACGGCTGTAGTTAAGGAACTAACTGGCGAAGATGAAGAGGCATTGGCGGCACTAGATGCCGACGATGATTTGCTTTACGCACAATACATGGCAGCACTTTTGAAACGAAGTGTTGTCACCATTGGCAACATAAAAGTGTCTGAAAAGCCAGACATCATTGATGCTTTAATTCTAGGTGACAGGGATTCTTTGTTCCTTGCAACTGTTCGTGCAACCTACGGTGAAAATCGTGAGTACGAAATGAATTGTCCTCATTGCAAGAAATCAAATGACGTGTTAATTGAAATGTCAGAGTTTCCAGTTAAAAAACCAAAAGGTAACCCACAGGAACCAATCGTGGTAACTCTCCGTAATGGGACAAAACAAAAGTTTCGTCTTGTTTCAGGAAAAGATAGTCAGACTGTTGGCAAAAGAGCCAAGAGTATTCCTGAGCAAAATACTATCCTTATTTCTCGTTGCGCCGTTTGGGATGCCGACAAC